ATTACTACTTCGGCGGCTGCTTGAATTTCCATTGGGGTTTCGTCCTTTTCGGTTTCGGTTTCAGGTTCTGTAACTTCTTCTTCGGCTTCTTCGTCAGGTGCAGACGCCGCTACTTGGGTGATCGTAGCACCAGCGAAAGCGGGTGTGGGAACTAGCGACAGCTCTACCCAATCGGCAGCCATAACGATCATGTTGCCGTTGTCGTCATACTTAAAGTCTGTTGGGTTGACGCCTACAGAAACAGAGTCAAGTACGCCGTCAGCTGCTAAAACTAGGGCCTCATCGCCGGCACGAGTGTTACTGATTTTGGCGGTAAACATCATGCCTTCGGCGGTATCTACACGCTCTGTGACAAGGCCGACGGGTTGGGTTGAATCGTGGTACATATACAGCTTTGGCATTTTGCCTGCCGTTGAAAGGCTGCCAGGTGCAAAAGAAACTGTGGTTCCGTCAGCGACGGTGGCAAAAGTGTTGTAAGGCAGCGCTGTGCCTGTGATCGTGCGTCGAGCTGGCTCGCCTGGTGCGGCAGCGTCAAGGGTAAAATTAGAAAGATTGAACTTGATCATGCGAGTTGCTCCTGAGTGTTTTCGGCTGGCATATTCATATCATGGTTTTCCATTGTGTAGTCGTACAAGTATTTTCTAAAGTCAAATTCACAGTACGTTCCCCTAGGCAGTTGTTGACTGAGAGCTGCCGTGATCGCTTCGGCGTACATTGACAGACCGAAAGTCCACAGGTCGCCTTTAGCGCTTTGGCTGTTTGTGTAAGCGTAGGAACCTGTAGAAATACCCAGCAAATATGGCGGCACGTTGCAAAGTCGAGCGGCTTCAAGCGCCTGATAATTGGCGGCTTCAATCAAAAGCATTTTGTCAGGCGTCGCTGTTGTCTCTGTGTATGTCAAAAATTCGTTTAGTGCTGCCGTCTGGTTAGTTGCCCTGGCTGCGTTAAACGCCGCTGAAAGGTCAGCTAGTTCTGTTGCCGATAATGGTTCGCCGCCTGTCTGCTTTAGGACGCCTGCAGGAATAGCGCTACTGGCGTTGCGATATCGGGCTGCTTCAAGTTGAAGGGCCGTAGCGATAGTTTGTTCTGACATGTAGATCATGCCCTGAGTCGGTGACAGGATTTGCACAACATCTTCGGTTGGCAGCTGTTGACCGTTAAAATAGATGGCGTCAGATTTTCCAAACCATACTGGGCCTGACATGTCCTCTGTAGAAATACTGCCTTGAGGCAAGCGAGTTGCTGAGGCCATATAGCCGTCAGCGGTCCTAGCTGTAATGTAGAGAAACGCACGACCAAAGAAAAAAAGATCATCAAATACCCAAGGAAACAAAAAGTTGTTTGGCATTTTAGGGTCTAGCTGTGACAACCATGATCTAGGTGCAAGCGGAACCTGTTCCATTTCTTGACCGTTCCAAATTTCGGTATACATCTTTAAGTCCATGCATGCCAGGACTGAAGCCATAAGGTCACGGGAACGAGAGATAGCGGCTACCGACATTGCTTTGTTTCGGGCCTGTCCAGCCTGGTAAGCGTAAAAGTTACCGACGGACGCTTGACCAGCACTTTGAAAAAGGGAACTACCTGACGCCGCCGCTTTAGCGACTGGTGGACTGATCGCTGCTTTAGTGACTTTGCTAAAAATTCCCATAATGGTCCTTTAAGTAGGCTCGGCTCAAACCCGACGCTCAAGCCGAACCTGAGCAGACTTTAGCCTATGCGCTTGCTGTCATGTCCGTGAGACAACCAGCATAGGTTTACCTACGACTCGAGGCCGTGACGCTTTAGCGATAGCCAAGACTGCACAGCGAGCCAGCTCTATCGGTCCGGGTGACCTAGCGCTTGAGATCAGTACGCCGTCGCTAGTTTTAATTTGGACAGCCCTACAGATATGTTCAGCCAAAGTTCTTTCGCCTCGGTGCCGTACCTTGTTTTCGGCGATCATAGCTTTGACTAAACCTGTGTATTTTGTTAGTTCTTTTTGACCGCTTGACGTAGTGCGGCGAGTCAAAGTTTTTGGTACATGCATTTCGTAGGTAGGTCCGATTAACAGCTGCACAGTTTGGTCACTCATAACCCGTTCAACTTCAGCCCACATTTGGCTCATGCTGTCAACAATAAATTCCACTTTCAGCTCTACAACGTCATTGGCGACTACGGCCCTGACGCCTACAAAACGGTTCTGATCTGCGGAAGCGTCACAAGCCAAAATGCCGCCTTCGGGCATATCGGTATCGGTTGTCAGTTTCTCCCAGGTAGCGGAATCTATCCATGAGCCTCTAGCGCTACTCCATAAATTTAAATGTTGGCGATTAAAGGAATCTTTAGTGGACGCAAGTTTTAAAGCGTCCAGCTGCACAGTCAAACCTAAAGACGGGTTTGCATATCCCCAATATTCCTCACCATGACAGCCGGGCGGCATAGACCATTCCGCTAGATAGCAAGCGCCAGTCACGCCAGCGTCTAAGTCTCTTAGGCATGTCTCTCTAGTCTGTATCATCGCCAAACTTGACTCGTCGCCGGCGGTACTAAATTGCGCTAAATGCGAATTGGCTTTAGCGATCTGCGACGGCTTAAGGCAGTCGTCAACACACTGTTGAGAAACATTCCAAAGTTCGTCAATGACAATCAGGTCATAGGAACCGCCCACGAGGTTAAGGGTCGCCGCTCGAATCTCCCAGCGTGACCCGTCAGGCATAGTGACCGACTTACGGCCCATCGCCTGCATTTGTTTACCGCCAAAGTTTGCCACCAAAATAGGCGCCAAAACCGTAAAGATGGATTCTGCCCGGTCAAGACGGTTAGCGACACTTAGCGCATATTGGGCGTGGCCACGACGCCTAGCAAACGTAGTCACAAAGAAGCCAAGCACAGCCGTCATCAAAAGAGACTTACCCTGCTGGCGAGCGCAAGAGATCAGCGACTCACGAAATAGCAGCTCGCCGTCATCATCTAAAACAAACATGCCGTCAAGAGCGTGACATTGCCAAGGGTGCAGCGTAACGCCCATGTTTTGCTCAGCCCACAAAGCAACATCGCCACCTAAAGAGCGTTTTGCAAAATTGTCAGGCAAGATCGTTTCCAGTCTTGGCTGTTCCCTGCCTGTGGGTAACCCTGTGGACAAGTCCGTGCTAGTTGGGGCTAGTTCGCCAAATGTGGGCTGAAGTAGAGCGGGTTATGGGCGACCAGACTGTGCAGCTGCTGATCGGACCTACCTATGAAATGCATGTGCCAAAACTGTTGACTCGCCGCACTACGTCAAGCGGTCAAAAAGAACTAACAAAATACACAGGTTTAGTCAAAGCGATGATCGCCGAAAACAAAGTACGGCACCGGGGCGAAAGAACTTTGGCTGAACATATCTGTAGGGCTGTCCAAATTAAAACTAGCGACGGGGTACTGATCTCTAGCGCTCGCTCACCCGGACCTATAGAGCTGGCTCGCTGTGCAGTCTTGGCTATTGCTAAAGCGTCACGGCCTCGAGTAGTCGGTAAACCTATGCTGGTTGTCACGGGGACATGACAGCAGGCGCATAGGCTAATCTCACTACAGGTTCGGCCTGAGCGTCGGGTTTGGGCCGAGCCTACCTAAAGGACCATTATGGGAATTTTCAGCAAAGTCACTAAAGCAGCGATTAGTCCACCAGTGGCAAAAGCGGCAGCGTCAGGTGGATACGCCACACAAAACAACAAAGGCATAGGCAACTTCTACAACTACTCAGCTGGGCAGGCCCGAAACAAAGCCATGTCAGTTGCTGCCATTTCCCGTTCCCGTGATCTCATGGCTTCAGTCTTGGCGTGCATGGACTTGAAGATGTATACCGAAATTTGGAACGGTCAAGAGATGGAGCAAGTACCGCTTGCACCTAGATCATGGCTGTCACAGTTAGACCCCAAAATGCCAAATACATTTAGCTTCCCTTGGATATTCGATGATTTATTTTTTTTTGGAAGAAGCATGCTCTACATTACAGCCAGGACTAGCGACGGCTATATGGCCTCAGCGACAAGATTGCCCCAAGGCTCAATTTCTACAACCGATATGTCTGAGCCGGTATGGTTTGGCAAATCTGACGAAATCTATTTTAACGGCAACAAATTACCAACCGAAGATGTTGTGCAAATTTTGTCGCCTACTCAGGGCATGATCTACATGTCAGAGCAAACTATTGCTACGGCCCTAAAACTTGAAGAGGCTAGGTACAGGAACAGCAGCAGCGCGATTCCGGCCGGCGTGCTTTCCCAGACGGGCGGCGAGCCTCTCAGCGCAACCGAATTGGCTGATCTTGCGGCAGCGTTTAACGCAGCCCGAGCAACTAATCAAACAGCTGCACTAAACGAGTTTTTAAAATACACAGAAACGACAGCGACGCCCGACAAAATGCTTTTGATTGAAGCCGCTAACTATCAGGCTCTGGAATGCGCTCGGCTCTGCAACGTCCCGCCGTTTTTACTAGGAATTTCCACCGGAAGCTACGCTTATACCAATAGCAGGTCCGCAAAAAGTGACCTTTGGTACTTTGGATTGTCAATGTACGCAAAGGCAATAACCGCAGCCCTCAGTCAACAACTGCCAAGGGGAACCCATGTTGAATTTAACTTTGAAAAATACCTCATGGACTATTCAACTGAAGAACATGATATGAATATGCCAAGAGAAAACACTCAGGAGAGCCTCGCATGATCAAGTTTAATTTGTCTAACTTCACCCTTGACGCCGCCGCACCCGGCGAACCAGCTCGACGCACTATCACTGGCACAGCGGTTCCCTACAACACTTTTGCAACCGTCCAAGACGGCACACGCATTTCTTTCGCACCGGGCAGTCTCCCTACGACAGGCAAAATGCCAAAACTGTTTATGTACCATGACTCAACTCAGCCAGTCGGCCTTGTGACTGAGCGAGTAGATACCGCTGAAGGCATGATGTTTACCGCCAAAATTAGCAACACCCGTCTAGGCGACGAGGCCCTAGTTTTAGCCGCTGACGGCGTTCTAGATTCAGTGTCCGTAGGTGTCAACCCGATCACGTTTAAGTATGACGACAACGGCGACATGATCATCTTGAGCGCTGCTTGGATAGAGACGTCGCTAGTTCCCACACCCGCTTTTGAAGGTGCTACCATCACCCAAGTAGCGGCGTCTGCACCTGACGAAGAAGCCGAAGAAGAAGTTACAGAACCTGAAACCGAAACCGAAAAGGACGAAACCCCAATGGAAATTCAAGCAGCCGCCGCACCTGAGGCCACAATCCCAACCACACCAATTTTTGCTCAACCAAAAAGAGGTTTTGCTATGCCTTCGGCAGCCGAATACATGGCAGCCATGCATCAAGGCGGCGACACTTGGGTACGAGTTAACCGTGCCTTTAAAGAGAACTTGCTTGAAAAGTCATCGGCTTACGAGTTTGCTTTGGCTCAGGACTTGACGACGGACACCGCAGGATTGTTAGAACAGAGACTGCTCGGGCCTGTCATTCAGGACCTGAACTTCATGCGCCCTACGGTCACAGCGCTGGGCGTATCGGCAATGCCGTCCACCCCTTCAAAGACGTTCACTCGCACAAAAATTACGCAACACACCTCAGTTTCCACACAAACTGAAGGCTCTGCTGTTTCGTCAACCAAAATGACTCTCAGCGCTAACACCGTCACAAAATCTACTCAAGCTGGCGGCGTGTTCATTTCCCAACAGGATATTGACATGACAGCAATCCCAGCGTTGCAGACGATCATTAACGACCTCACTGGCGAATACATGATTCGCACCGACGACGTTTGCTCTGACGCTTTAGTAGCAGCAGCAACAGCGTCTGGTAGCACATGGACTTTCGCACAGACTGACCCGACCTCACTGGTTGACGCTTTGTACGACGCCGCTCGAGAAATGGCTGAGGACACTAACTACTTCCCAACCCATATTTACTGTGCCCCTAACGTATGGGAAAAATTGGGCCGTCAACTTGACGTGGATAAGCGTCCGTTATTTGGTTATGTCGGCGCTAACAACAACATCGTCACCAACGGCCTTGGCGGTTCAACTGGTTTGAACTACAACAGTATGAACCCGCTCGGCCTTGAAGTTGTAGTTAGCAACAACTTTGCTTCCGGCACAATGATTGTGGCTCACACTCCTAAAGGCTCCCCTACCTCAGCCTTCTCTTTTTATGAGGACATCAGGGGAATCATGAGCAATGAGGACGCAGAGCTTCTCGGTAGAAATGTAACCTTCTACGGCTACATCGCCACGTTCGCTAATATCCCTGTTTGCATTCAAGCGATCACAACCGCATAGTCGAAAGGCGGCCTAACCGCCAATGGCTGTTTACCAAATCATCTTTGCGCAACTCATAAGCAATTATGCAGTAGTGCAAACTTTGACCAACCCTGAAATTGAACCGGGCGAAAGCATTACCGTCGCCAGTGTCTCGGCAACTTTTAACGGCGTCAAAACCGTTTACGCTATGCCCCAATACGAGTTTATTGGCGTAGACAGCGACGGCGACCTGCTTTACAACACCAGCAACCCCATACCTAATCAGGTGCTTTACTATGTCGCTGGCACAGACACCAATCGTTTTCCTGTCATACCTCAGGGGACGCTAACCCATACCCAGACTTGCACCTATATAAACGGCCCTGCCGTAGCGACATACCTTGGCATAGACCTTGCAGGCGTAGACGAAACAGCGTTCTTGACTCAATGCGCTAACGCTGCAAACAACTTTATTTACCTTCGCAGGCAAGAGGCAGGGTATACAGATAGCTTGACTACTTCGCCCGGTACACAAGTAACGCTCGCAGTTACAATGTATGCAGCAGCCATGTACCGCCAGCGAGGTTCTGTAGACCAATTCGCTAGCTTTGACGGTATGGGCAACGTGCCAACTACAGGACTCAGCCCGATCATTAAACAGCTTGCAGGAATCCCTAGGCCACAAGTCGCATGACCGTCTACACAGACCTATTCAATGAGGCAATAGACGACCTTATTACGACCTTGGCGACGATCACTAACCTACGAGTCACGACAGACCCGCAAAAAATCAACCCGCCTTGTGTCTTTCTTGACGCCCCAACTTTTGATAGTTGGTCATCGGCAATAGTTAAAATGACGTTTGCTGTTAAAGTAATCTCGCTCGGACCGGGCAACCTTGACGCCATGCGAAACATCTTAAGTATCACTGCTCAAATGCTCGCTAAGAAAGTCGCTGTCACAGCTGGACGCCCGGGCTTCATTACTATCGGCGGTCAAGACTTCCCCTGCTACGATTTAGACATATCCCTACAAGCACAGGCGGCCCCATGAGCTACAAGATTGTTTCACCTCGAGTTGGTACACCGGGCGAAGAGTTTGTGCCGGGCGAAGGCGTCAACATTGAGGCGCTGATTGCTGGCGGTTTTGTGGTGGACACTGCTGCCAAAAAATCTGCTAAAACTACTACCGACGAACCAAAGGACTAACCCATGGCAACCAGCACCTATCTTTCTAATCCAGCGCTCACTATTAACGCCGTGAACCTGACCGACCAATGCACTAGCGCCACTATGACTCAGGTGACACAACCTCAAAACAGCAGCGCCTTTGGTAGCACAGATTCGTTCTACGTCACTGGCATGACAGACCATACCTTTGAAGTTGAGCTGTTTCTCAGCTATGCGGCCTCGGAGACTTGGGTAACCCTTTCGGCTTTAGTCGGTACACAGACAACCGTAACGATCTCGCCTACCGCCGCTGGCCTTGCGACCCCTACAGCGACAGCGCCAAAATTCACTTTAACTAACTGCTACCTCGCCGAAATGCCAATGATTAACGCCACGCTTGGAGAACTAAGCACAGTTTCGCTGACCTTTCAAGGTGGCACACTTACTACCGCTACAAGCTGATATAACCCCTAACAAAAGGACCCGACATGAAACTTATGCTTAGAGTTGACCAAGGCGACGGCCCTATAGAAGTCACGACTAATCTCTACACAATTGTTGCTTGGGAGCGTCGCTACAAAACTAAAGCGAGCAACATTGCTAACGGTATCGGCATGGAAGATTTAGCCTTTTTAGCGCATACCGCTTTACAGCAGATTGGCGTCGTAGTTCCTGTAGTCCTAGACGACTTTATTAAAAAGATCGTCACGCTGGAAGTCGTAGATAATGAAACCGAAAACCCTACCGTAGAGGCCACTACCGTTACGCTTTAGCGCAACTCTTGGCTACTGTCGGGTACTGGCCGCCTGACGTCCCTTTTGACACCAACGATCTTGCTACAGTAATGAAAGTGTTAAACGATCAGAGGAAGTAGCAATGGCAAGCGTAGGCAATACAGAATTTAAAACTGAGATTGTCGGTATCAGGGACACTGTGCAACTGCTTAAAAAGACTGAGCCTGAAGTCTTTAAAGAGTTTCGGTCCAAAGCCAAGTTTGCTGTAGACCCAATAGTCAAAGACGCTCAAGCTCGACTTGTCGCCGCCTCTGCTAAGTACGGGACACCGTTGCCCGGTATGCGACGCAAATGGGCGCCCGGCGGTAGGCAGATATTCCCTTGGAATCAACAGAAAGCTATTAAAGGCGTCAAGGTTCAAGTACGGCCTAGTAAAGAGGCTTTCTTGACCGTGACACAGCGAGAGATCGGCCCTGCTGTCTTTGACATTGCAGGACGAAAAAACCCTAGCGTCTTTGCTAAAAACTTAGACACTTTTGCTCGAGCGTCCCGAACTATGTGGCCTGCTGCCGAAAGCAAAGACGATGAGGTCAAAAAGAATCTTGGCAAGCTAGTGGATTTTGTCAACGAGAAAACCAATAAGAAACTAAGGTACTGACATGGCTGGCATTGTTATACCCCTGATTACCGAGTTTAAAGACACGGGTATTAAGCAGGCAATGAAAGAATTTAACGCGCTTGGCACAGCTGGCGAGAAAGCCCAATTTGCAATTAAAAAAGCCGCTGTCCCTGCCGCTGCCGCTTTAGCCGGAGTCGTGACTGTGATCACTGGCGCTGTTGCTGCCGCTATTGAAGATCAGGCTGCTCAAGCGTCCCTTGAGCGGCAGATTAAAGCCAGCACTAAAGCTACTGACGCACAGATTGAGAGCGTAGAAAAATACATTTCTAGCCTTGGCGCTTCGGTTGCTGTCTCTGACGATGAGGCTCGACCAGCGTTTCAAGCGTTGGTTGTCGCTACTAAAGACTTGACTACAGCGCAAGACTTGCTCAACATTGCCATAGACGTTTCAGCGGCCACCGGCACAGACTTGACTACTGTTTCTGACGCTTTAGCTAAAGCGTATGCAGGCAACATGCGAGGCTTACAGGCTCTGTCACCAGAGATCAAAGCGATGGTCAAGGACGGCGCAAGCCTTGACGAAGTTTTAGCAGTCTTAACCGAAAACTTTGGTGGCGCTGGTTTAGCAGCCGCTAACACCGCAGCTGGTGGCATGAAGAAACTAGGTATTGCTTTTGACGAAACTAAAGAATCTATTGGGACAGCGTTTTTGCCTGTTATGGAAGCATTGCAACCACTACTAGAAAAGTTTGCAACTTGGGCGCAAAACAATCCAGCTTTGTTAACCGCTGTTATAGCAAGCATGGGTCTTTTAGCTGCGTCAATTTTAGCGGTCAATGCAGCTATGGCCTTAAATCCTGCCGTACTTATTACTACTGGCATTATTGCTTTAGGTATTGCCATTGTGGCGGCATACAAAAAATTTGAGACGTTTCGCACAATTGTTAGTGGCGTCTTAAAAGGTTTAGGAAAACTTGTAGAAAACTTTGTCAACCTTTTTATTAAAGGAATCAACGTTGTGATTCGAGGAGCAAACCTTGTGCCGGGCGTCAACATTGACACCATAGACCCAGTTAATTTTGCTGGTCTTGATCAAGCACCAGCGCTGTCATCTAATGATCGTGGCATGGGCGGCGCTGCTGGTATGGGCGGCGTCAATGTGACTGTTAATGCTGGCCTAGTGTCCACAGCCGCACAAGTAGGACAGGACATCATTGCTGCTATACAAAAGGCTGAGCGTTCGTCCGGGCAAGTGTTTGCAGCGGCATAATGGCAGCGCCCACGATTCAAGTCCTTGTCGGATTCCAAACGACAACAGGCTTCGGTAACCCATTCCAATTAGACAACGCTACTTACGGCCTATTAAACACTGGCACGCTCGGCGGTCTTGCTTTTGCTGATCTGACAACCCTTGTGCAAAGCGTCAACATTACTAGAGGCCGTAACCGTCAGTTAGACCAATTTAACGCTGGCACAGCAACAATCTCTTTTTATAACGAATCTAGAATTCTTGACCCGTTAAACACAGCAAGCATTTACTACCCATTTGTGTTGCCTCGCTGCCCTGTCATCATTAACGCTAACGGCGTACCGATCTACACCGGGCTAATCACAGACTGGAATCTTGACTATGACATGGCAAACCAAGACATCATGTATGCCTCATGCTCAGACCAGTTTACCGTCCTAGCCAACCAACTTTTAGACGATCACACGACGACAGCAGAATTATCTAGCACTCGAGTAGCAACAGTTTTGTCGTACTCTGAGATTGCATATCAGGGCGCCAAGTCAATCGGCACAGGCTCATCTACTCTTGGCGGCACAGCAGCCTCAGCAGACTTCTCCATTGCCCAAGACACAAACCTGCTGAACTATCTGCAACTGATCACAACTAGCGAGCAGGGCTATCTCTACATGTCTGCCAGTGGCACGTTGACTTTTAAAGGTAGGTCTAGCGTCTTAAACCCTGTCGCCTCAGCAGTATTTAACACGACAGGAACAGCTATCCCATACCAGACGCTGATTAACCAATTTGGCGACGAACTGCTATACAACTATGTGACGACACAATCGCCAGCTGGAGCCATACAGACAACAAGCGACAGCGCCTCAATCGCTTTGTATCAGGCCCAACAATATTCTATTCTTGACTTGCTTAACTCAAGTACCGCCGAAGTCGCCGCATTAGGCAACTACCTTCTAGGCAAATATAAAGACCCTGTCTTACGCTTTACAGGCTTATCAACCCAACTGGCGGCGCTGTCTACCGCTAACCAAAACCTGCTGTTTAGCCTTGACCTAACCAATGTGACAACCGTTGAAAAGAACTTTGTTACAGGCACACCGTTAACCGATTCCCAGACTCTGATTATTTCCGGTATTAGCCACAGCATTCAGCCGGGTAGCCATATCGTTACCTACACGTTTGAGTCAACTGACGGCAACCAGTATTTGACCCTTGACGACACTATTTTTGGTACTCTCAACAATAACCTATTGGCTTTTTAAGGAGAAACATCATGACGACACCACCTACATTTATTTCAGGCGCTATCCTGACTGCTGCAAATATGAACTCAGTGGGTTTGTGGCTAACTAAAGCACAGACAATCGGTAGCGCAGTTTCTAGTGTTGCTGTAACTGGTGCTTTTAGTGCTGACTACGACAATTACAAAATATTAGTGTCAGGCGGTGTTGGCACTATTGACGTCAGTTTGCAAATGCAACTTGGGTCAACAGTTACTGGATATTATTGTGGTGCCAACGGTGCCACT